ATGCCGCATTCACTCGGTCAGCCTGTGTTATCGGACTGGGCCGACATGCCCGACGATCACGAACTGAAGCTGTACAAGAACTGCGGGTTTCTGAACAGGGACGAAGCGGCCATCCTGTATCAGTGCGCGAAGCAAGTCAAAGGTGTGTGGCTAGACATCGGTATGCACACCGGATGGACGACGTTGCACATGGCGCATGGCGGCGCCGCGGTTGTCGCGATTGAACCGATGTTCGCCCATCACTACTTCGCCCAACGCGCCAAGGACAACATTATCAGGAGCGGATGCAAGGGAGGCGTTATTGTTTTCGATGTTACGAGCCGAGCATACTTTGAGGGCATCGCGGGCGACGGTAAGATGTTCGACGGCGTGATGATCGACGGCGATCATTGTTGGATGAATCCACTTCAAGATGCGGTGTGGTCGTTCAAACATCTCGCATCCACCGCAGTAATTCTTTTGCACGATTTCATCGGCGGGCCAGTCCGGGAAGCAACCAAGTATCTGATGTGCGAAGGAATGAAATGCCGCGTATACTGCGCGAGCTCGCAACTTCTCGCGGTGTGCTGGAGAGGCGACTTCACCCCACCCGATTACACACCTGATCCGAAGATCGACTGGCAGACCGTCTTGACTCCGCTTGCGGCGACGAAGTTGGTTGGGTTCAAGGATGGGAAAGCGATCGCGGACCCGGCCGGAACGCAGGGCGTTGGAGACTTCTACTTCGAGTTGTGCTTATGAAAGGAGAGTATTTACATGATGACGTTGAGTGAAGCTATTCGGCTCGGGGCGACCTTGAAACCGCAGACGCGGGGACAGTTTCACACGCCGGGCGGTAGGCGTTCGTGTGCGCTTGGTGCCGCATACGAGGCGATGGGGATAAAACAAGAGCCGTTGAAAGAACCGATGAAAGTCAAACAGCGAGATGGAAGCATGGCGGAATATCCGGCTGGGCATCGGGTGTTCTATTGGCCAAAAGAATGGATGTCAACATTCACCACTACAGTGCAGTGTCCAGCTTGCCCGTTTGCCGATCATCGCGAAGTCAAATATATCATTCCGCACCTCAACGATCAACACCGTTGGACGCGGGAACAAATCGCAGACTTCGTGCGAAGCGTTGAGGCTCGGATTACTCAACCAGTCTCAACCGAAACACAGGCGGTTTGATGAGTTACAGTCAATACGGCGAAGACCTCATCATCCAGGAAATCTTTGGCGGTCATACAGGCAGGCTTTTGGATATCGGGGCGTGGGCGTGGGATGCAAAATCCAACTCGCGCTTATTTTTGGAACGTGGTTGGGGTGGTGTGCTCATCGAACCGTCACCAGGCGCCTTGCGTGGTAGGGATGCCAAGCCGTATGGCCTGATAGGTGCATACGCTGAACGTTCCGATGTTCTCGTTGTTTGCGCCTGCGTCGGCATTCAGAACGGACTAGTGGAAATCAAGGTCACCGATGACGCCGTGTCCAGCTCCGACCCAGAAGTCCAAGCTGTTTGGAGCAAGGACGACAATGTCGGCGGATACTACGGCTGGTGTTACTACCCCGTCATCACCCTAGCGGATATCTTTCATCAATTTGGAGGCCCGTTCGATTTTATCAATATCGACGCCGAGGGTTTGAGCGTTGCGTTACTCACGGAGTTGATGAAGACGCAGGCTGATCCGCGTGTCTTGTGTGTAGAGCATGACGGCAAGCTCCAAGAAATCATGACAGTGGTATCCCCGAAAGGCTACAAAGCGCGAGTCGCAAACGCTGACAGTGCTGGGACTAACGTCATTCTGGTGCGTGGATGAAGAAAGTACTTGTGACCTTCGGCGGGAAAGCCTACGATCCTTCGATAGCGATGACCTTGCAAAACAAAGACATCGCAAAGGTAGACGAGATCCGGGTGTACGATGACGCCTGGTTACTCGAATCACCGTTTTATTCGGAGAACAAGTGGATCTTCGACCGGGAGCCCAAGAACCACTTGGGTCATTGTTCGTGGAAGCCGTACATCATCTTCGATGCCATGATGAAGCTATCGACGGGCGATGTGGTTTTATATGTCGATGCCGACACTCATCCAATCGCCGATCTGACGCCGCTGTTTCAACTCGCGGAGCGCGAGAAAACAGTTCTGTTTGAGGCGACCGGCGTAGACAATCTGCGTTTCACCAAGGCTGAATGCTTCGCGCGCATACTCGGCAGAGCGCCATTCTCTTCACAGCACGCCTGCGGGAGGTTCCAGTTATTCACGGTTGGCGACGTTCTTTCGATGACGCTGCTGTTTCAGTGGCAAAAGTTCAACCTGGACCCGCTCTGCCAGTTTGACGAAGGCTCGACCACGATGCCGGATCAGCCCGAGTTTTTCCGAAACTCAGCGGAGCAATCTGTTCTCTCGATGCTGGCTTTGAAATACAACATCCCCTTGCATAGAGAAGCGTGTCAGTACGGATGGCCGGCTCATCCTGGAATCGGAAGGCCGGAAGACACGTATCCGCAACTGTTTCACCAGGAATGGGCGACCGGAGACAGGAACGATGTGAGCGGCAGCATCTACAGAAACGTATGACCACAGCGGAATTCATCAAGACGGTAGGCTTTCATTCTTTGGGAGGCCCAGAGTCCAAAGAAGCGACTTACGATATTGCGATGCTGGCTCTGCAAAGAGGCATACCGGGAGACTTCGTGGAATGCGGCGTGTACGCGGGGGCAAGCTCGGCGCTGATGGCGCGGGCAATCATCGATTTCGAGTTTGGGCCGGAGTATCACTTTACGGATCGTGACCACTGGGCCATAACGGAATTCAAGACCCGGAGGGTCCATCTCTTCGACAGCTTTCAAGGGATGCCAGAGTCTCAACCGATTGACGCGGAGCTTCACGCGCGCGGAGACGTCAAAGGCTCGGCTAGCGTTTCACTTCCAACTGTGCAAGCGAATATGCAGCGCTGGGGGATTCCGCCTGAATTATTGGTTTACCATCCAGGCTGGTTTGAGCAGACGATACGGATGGTAGCAACAGCAGTGCACATCTTAGATAGCCGCACTGATCCCCCGCACCCTGGAAGAATCGCTGTGTTGCGCCTCGATGCGGACCTCTACTCCTCAACCCAAGTCATCATGAAGCACCTGTACCCGCTGGTCTCGCCGGGCGGCTGGATCATCTGCGACGACTACGATTTATCAGGAGCAAGGTTAGCGGTGAATGAAGTGGTGAATCCGGCGCCGATGTACTGGAGGAAACGGTGAAAAGGATCGATTCGAAGTTTCATATCGATGGTGACCGCATCGTTAAGACCGCGAACGGCGAAGCGATTCCCGAAGATGAACCGCTATTCCTAATGCGTGCGCGTGACAGGCTCGCCATTCCGATGTTGCGGATTTATGAGCAACTGTCCCGCGTCGACGGGTGCAATGATTACCATTTCGACAAACTTAGCAGAACGATAGGCGAGTTTGAAGACTTTGCGCGGACAAATCCGGGACGAATGAAGCAGCCGAGCGTCACGAGGGGAATGTGAACCTGATTCCGCTGGGCCGCGATACCGACTACACGTTAGGACGTGGAGAGATGGGCCACACCATCGATGTAGACCTGTTACCCGAGGCGCCAGTCATCCTCGATGCGGGATGCCGAGGATTCGCGTTCTCGAAAGACATTCTGTCTCTGAGACCGAAAGCCCGCATCATCGCGTTCGATCCTGATCCGCTCATCTTCAATCCGCATATAGACCGTTTGGACTACTGGCGCTTAGGACTGGTAGCTGGTCAGCAGAGACTCACGGATTACGTCTCCACCACAAAGTCATCTGGCGACGGCGGCGCGAACTTCATTACTGACCCCGGCTCAGTCATCGACGGGAAAGTCACACGGCAGGAAAGCGGCTGGGAGTTCTCGGACTTCGAACTTCATACCGTCGCGTGCGTCAATATCCAAGGCGTGATGCGACTTGCAGAAGTCGAACACTTTGACGTGGTGAAGCTCGACATCGAAGGGCAGGAGTTTCCGGTTCTTGAAAACTGGCCCGGGCCGATTGCGACGCAGATCAGCGTGGAGTTTCACGACTTCACCGGACCCATGAAACACCGAGTAGACGCGGGGTATTACACAACGCTGATGGATCACCTGGGGCAGTGGTATCGCTTCGCGAGACATGAGTGGATGGATTTGGACGGTGACCCGGTGCATTTCGGGCATTGGGATTCTGTTTTGGTGCTGAAGTGACCTGGGGTGACGTGGCTTTAGGCTTGTTCTGTTTCGGAATCGTCGCGTTGGCGGTTAGTGCCGGCTTCTACTTCGGTCGGGGTGACGTGGCTTTAGGCTTGTTCTGTTTCGGAATCGTCGCGTTGGCGGTTAGTGCCGGCTTCTACTTCGGTCGGAGGTCAAAATGATCCGAGTAGCGGTGATGGGCTGCGGCGGCATGGGGCAGAAGCGCATTCAAGCCTTGAAGACGCTGGAACGCGACGGTTCTTCGGACGGTCAAGGGCGACAAGTGAAGTACATCGGCGTCTCAGACGAAGCGCGGTATCTCGATTACGAATCGCTGGACGAGATTCTCTTGGATAAGCCGGATTGGATCATCGTCTGCCTGCCGCACGATGTTGCGGTGGACGTTGCGGGGCAAGCTCTCGGCGAGGGCGTGAATGTGTTCATGGAAAAACCGATGGGGCGGAATGTCGCGGAAGCAGAGATGCTCGATGCGGCAGCGCGCATACAGGAGCATCAACTCCGCGTCGGTATGAACTACCGCTTCTATCCCGGCGTCGTCGCATTGATGAAAGACCTGAAGTCAGGATACTTCGGGGATCTCATCTCAGTTGAAATGACGTTAGGCCACGGCGGAAAGCCAGGAGATGAGAAGACCTGGAAGCTCGATCCAAAGCGAAACGGCGGGGCATTGCTTGATCCAGGGATTCATCTGCTGGACCTCGTGCTGCAAATAACGCCGGAAATCACCAAACACTTTCACGCCACATCGAAACATGCGGTCTGGCTTACAGGGATAGCGGAAGAAGACACAGCGGTGATAGCTGGAGAGAGGGGTGCGGTCTTCACGCTCACGTCTTCTGTTGTGCGATGGCGGAACACCTTCCGAATCCAAGTCAACGGCACAGACGGCTACGGAATCGTCGAACGCAGGGGCGGGAATTACGGGCCACAGTCTTACCGCAGAGGAAAACGCTGGGGTTGGCAAAACTCAGGCTCGCATTGGCCGGAAGACTGGGTTGTCAGACAAGCTAACTGCGAATCGGTATTTGCCGACGAACTGCGAGAACTTTTCTTTCCGAGCGGTAAAGAGCCTCACGTATGCACGTCGGTAGAAGCGCTGGAGACGATGAAGCTCTACGACCGACTTGCTACAATCGGCGAATGCGAAACGAAGAGCTGATTGTGTCGCACGTCAACTACGCCTTCGGAATTGTGAATCATCGAAAGAGTGGCTTCGACTACGAGCGCGACGATCAGGCCAGTGAAGCTCTTTTGGCTCTGGTGATTGCGGGGCGAAGATTCGATCCGTCGCGCGGTGTATCGTTTACCGTCTGGGTGAGGCGTCGAATCGCTGGGGCGTTGCAGGATTGGCAGTCGAGCAGACGGCTACGTTACGGGTTCCAAATTGGCGGCTGTCCGTACAAATCTCTTCCGGTGCAAGAGCAAGTTGTCTTTCAGCAACTTACCGAAACCAACGGCGGCAGCACGGCCAGTCGCGAGCCGGGCCGTTGCCTGCCTTTAGAAGCGGCGTTATGCGCAATCCCGGCACGTCTGGCGTTTATCCTTCGGCAGCGTTACGTCATCGGCGAGGAATGCGAAGACATCGCGGCGGTTCTGAAAGTTTCACCGGGCCGCATCTCGCAGTTGACAAAAGACGGGCTTCGGCTGATGCGGGAACAACTCGCGTTACGAGGCGTGCGAAAGGTTGCGGATCTTGTCTAGGTGCGTTGTTAACGTAGCGATCGGGGGACGGAATCAGCAGAAGTACATCGTTGGACAAGAACGATTACGCAATCAACTCGGCGGCGAAACGCTGCGATTCTACACGAATGGCTATCCGATCGGATGCCCAGAACACAAAGACGTTCCGTATGCGTTCAAAGCCTATGCGCTGAAAGAAGCGGCGAATTACGCGACTACGTTGCTGTGGTGCGATTCCTCGATTGTGCTGGGAGCGAGACCACTGGAGGAGTTGTGGGAAAAGATCGAGACCGATGGATACTGGATCGCACGCGGCGGCTGGAGTAATTACGAATGGACCGCAGATAGCGCGTATCAGGATTTGTTCCCTATGTTCGGGTTGGTAAATGGCCGGGATGCAAACCGGAGGATTCCGCATGTGATAGCTACGGCGTTCGGTCTAAATGTGCGCGGTTGGACCGGCGCCCGCTTCCTGTCTGAGTATCTAGTGCTCGCACAGAGCCAAGCGTTCATCGGACCAATCACCAATTCCAACTTTCCCGGCGCTCAATGGTCCGGTAACCCGGCGAAGTGTTCACCCTGCGGACCTCCAGACGTCCGGGGACATAGACACGACCAAACTGCCGCGAGTGTGATTGCCTGGAGGCTCGGAATGAAGCTATCAGACACACCGGAATGGTTCGCTTATCGCGGTCAAGAGACCGACAAAACCTGCCTGATTGCGGATGGAGCGTACTGATGAGTTGCGAGCCGATCAAAATGGCGGATGGGACAGTCGTGCTAGCCAATGTGAAAAAAGGGGCTGTTCTGACAGAAGAAGACAAGCGCATTTTGGCAGAGTGGGTGCAATTCTGTCGCGACCGAAGGGCCAAAGAACAGCGAAAACGCGAAAGACAGGCTGCTAAGGCTCAGCGATGAATCTGATAGGGCTGATGCCGGTGCGAAACGAAGACTGGGTATTAGGTCTGTCGGCTCGCGTGGCGCTGCAGTGGTGTGATGAACTCGTGGTGCTGTTGCATTCGAGCACAGATCAGTCCAAGAACATCATCGTTAACATCGCAGCGGCAACGAACCGCGTCATCGTAGTCGGTGAAAACAAACCGGAATGGGATGAGATGCGCCATCGACAGGCGCTGCTCGAAATCGCGCGGTCGCAGGAAGTCGGCGCAACCCACATAGCGATGATCGACGCCGACGAAGTGCTCACGGCGAATCTGCTGGAGTTGAACGGGGGCTATCCGGCGATTCGGCGGCTCGTGGCGCAATGCCCGCCCGGTCAAATGCTCGAACTGCCCGGCTACAACTTACGCGCCTCACTAGACCGTTACCACTCGAACGGCATCTGGGGCCAACGGTGGTTCAGTTGCGCGTTCAAAGATCAACCGGAGGCTCATTGGGCGGGGGATAAGTTCCATTCCCGAAACCCAGCGGGGGTGAAGTGGCAACCGTGGCGTCCGATCAAACAAGGCGAAGGCGGGATACTGCACTTGTGGGGAGCCAGTGAGCGGCGGCTGCGAGCCAAGCACAGCCTTTATAAAATTACCGAACGGCTGCGGTTCCCCGCGAAGCCCACAACCGAAATCGAGCGGATGTACAACCTCTGGCGCTCCAAAGACGATGAACTGATTTCCTATCCGAAGCAATGGCCGAACGATTGGGAATACGCCGACGTGCCGGATGCCTGGTGGAGGCACGAAGGCAATCTACGGTCGGACATTGTCGGTAGCGATATTGGTCCACACGAAACGCTTGGACAGAGGGCGTTGCTGGAGATTCCGTGGCAAGAAGCCGAAGTACGCCGGTTAGTTCAAGAGCACGGCTCAGAGAAGTTCAAAGGGCTGGATCTGTTCGGCCTGTAAATCAGTACTTTTGGCCTATTGTTCAAGTCGGTATATACCGTTACTATTGGGTCATGGAACGAACCAAGGCGACCGAGATCAAGGGCGAAATCAGAATCCGTCGGACCTACGATATCCGCATTGATTCCAAGACGGGCCAGAAAACGGACGTCTCCCCGGTTCTCTGCATGTGCTGTTCCAAGGAAATCTACAAGGTCTCAGAGATGACCAATGGCGACATCCTGGGGGCGGTTTGCGTCGGGCTAGCCGCTACACCGGTGTTCCGCATCGGTCGCACTCTCAATCAACGCCAAGCCTCTTACTTCGCCGGGAAGGGGATGCTGTAACCAAATGAGCAGTTACTACAACGGCAGTCAAGAGCGCGAATGGCCCGGTTCAGAACAAGATGATGATCTAAAAGCGGGACTGGAACGTGAGCAAGGCTTGCGGCTTTCGGCTGAGCGGCAGATTACCGCGTGGCAAGAGGCCACCGCCAAAGCGCGGACGATCCTGGCCGAAATGCTCCCGGCACTGGAAATTGTACAAGAGTGGGGCTTCCTCCGAAAATTCCCTCATGATGAGCAAGCCTTCAAGATGGTCAACGAAGCCGTTTCCAAAGCCAAAGCCTTTCTCCGCTAGTCGGTAACTACCGTTTGCGGTATGATATCCGCAAATGCGTTGGTTGCGTTCGTTCCTCCGAGGGCTTGCTGTCCGTTTCGACCCAAACACGCGGCGAGCCTTCGAGGATCAGCAAGGCGTCAAGATCGCATCTCGCGCAATAGATGATGCTTTAGCACGAGAAGCACACCGCAGAATTGATTTCCTTGAAATGCTCGGTGAACTGTCCGAAGCCGCGCATATGGCCGGTGTGGGACCGTGGCAAGCTTCAGCGGCAGTCATCCGCCAATCCCAGCAAATCATCAGCCGTGGACTTGAAGCTCTGAACGCGCCTGTAGGCAAGTTTGACATCCAGGTCCGCGAAGCCATGACGCCCTTGACGGCTCAAGGCGCATTCGGCGATATCGAACTGGCTCTGTCAAACGTCGAATGGCGGCGGGAAATCAATTTGTCCTGGCTCGAATTCTCACGTTGGGGGATTCAGCAAATCATTCTCATCTCCCGGCTGTACTACATCAAAAACCCTCTCATCCAGAGAGGAATCAACATCGCATCGTTCTACGTCTTCGGCCGCGGAGTGGAAGTCACGACAGACGATGACGACGCCAATGACACGCTAAGAGACTTCTTCGAGCGCAACAAATCGATTCTTGGACAGAAGGCGCTCACGAATCTCGAAAAGCGCCTGAGCTACGACGGGCAGGTGTTCTTCGCGTTCTTTGCGGACAAGGTGAACAAAGGGCAAGTCACGATTCGAACCTTCGACGCCACGGAGATTCAGGACATCATCACCGACCCCGATGATACCGATTCACCGAGGTATTATCACCGGCAATGGACGCAGCGGAACTTCAGCGACAAATCGGGAATGGTGACGACCGATCAGAAAGCCGCATGGTATCCCGCGCTCGGATACAATCCGACTGGCGCGGATCGGCTGGAGAGCATCAAAGACGAGGATGTGATTTGGGACACTCCGGTCTTGCACATGAAGGGCGGGCAGGGTGTTTCCAAGTGGCATTTCGACGTGCCGAGAGTTTACGCGGCGCTCGATTGGGCCAAATCTGCAAAGAACTTCCTGGAAGCCTGCCTGACGGTGAAAAAGTCACTGGCGCAAATCGCCATGACCTTGACAACCAAGGGCGGGCAGCAAGCTCTTGAAGGCGCCAAAGCCCAACTCCAGACCAACGTAAACGCGCAGCCTGGGAACTCGCTTTGGGATACCAATCCCACGGCGGTGAATGCGTCGATTTTCGCGTCTGGTCCGGGAACCACGCTCGCTCCTTTCAACACGAAGGGAGCGGGCGGCGACCCGGAAGAAGTCAGACAGTTCAAGCTCATGGTCTGTATGGTGCTGGATATTCCTGAGACGTTCTTGGGCGACATGAACACCTCGAACCTGGCGACCGCAACATCACTCGATCGGCCTACTGAACTTGCGTTCATTGCAAAGCAGGAAGCCTGGAGAGAAACGTTAACCGAAATTGCCAAGTTCGTACTGAATGTCTCGAAAGGCGCACCGAGCGGAAGGTTTGGCGAGTCCTTACGAAAGCGAAATATCTCAAGGTGCCGGATTCGCGAAGCCAAGCGTGTGTTGAAACCAAACGGACGGTTTGTTTACCTTCATGCCGCGAAAGACCCGGCGAACCCTTCCAGCGATATCGAAGTCCGGGTAAACTTCCCTTCGATTCGCGAGGGCGACATGCCGGCGCTCATCAAAGCCATCACTGAGGCGATGACATTGGACAACAAAGGCGGGCAGGTTGTCGGGATCGATGAGAAGATCGGCGTGCGGTTGCTGCTGGAACAATTGGGCATCGACGACCCGGATGAAGTCTTGGAAGAGATGTATCCAGACGGCGAGTACGAGCCCGATCGGACGAAAGAACCCGAACCCGCTCCCATCATGAAAGCTCTGCCGAATCCCGGAGGCCAACCGCAGAATCCAGACGGCCAACAGGTTCCACCGCAGCAAGCCCCACCGATGCAGAAGGAATCACTGAAGCGTTTGCTTCAAGTGATGGTGAAACTTGCAGAGAGAAAGCAGCCTCCGGTGGATGTGAAAATTGACAACCACCTTCCCGCGAACGGTCACCGAAAGCAAAAAGTCACGCGCGACTCTGAGGGACGCATCAGCACAATCGAGGACGTGAGTGAGTGACGCATGGCTGAGCAATATGCGAACCTTGCGGCGTCTACGACTGCCGGCGCAATCGACAATTCAACCGATCCGGTAACCTACAGCGTCAAAGCTGGAGATGGAGCATTGTTCCCAACGGCTCCGTTTCGTGTGGTCGTTTCCAACTCCGATGGAACTAACGCCGAAGTCATGCTCTGCACCACGCGGGCGACGGATGCTCTGACCTGTTCCCGAGCCGCAAATGCGACTGGTGAGTCTCCGGTGCCGACTAAGCTGTCTCATGCCTCCGGTTCGATCATCAGTTGCTCAATTACCGCAGGAGCGATGAATCAAATCCGGCAAGACCACATTCGCTCCTTCTCTGGCGCTTTACCGACTGATGGGCGCGCGGGAGATTTGGCGTTTGCGACGGATGACGTGGTGGCTTGGAGGAACAACGGATCGTCCTTCGTTCCCTTCGGTCCAGTCTGGCCATTGACAGCGCCGATCCCTGGAAACTTCGCTTGGGTGAACCAAGGCGGCGCTAGCATGTCGAGCCGGAATGGATCGATGCTTCTGACAGGAACCAACCAGACCTCAGATTCATTGCGATATTTCGGGCTTGGGGTTCCAGCTACGCCGTATTCTTACGTGGTGGGATTCACTCCCTACATTATCGGGGAAGATTTTCAGCACATGGGTTTTGGCTTCACGGATGGGACGAAGTTCGAGCATATCTGTGTCGAAGATTCCGGTAATATCGCGGTGCAGAAGTTCAACACCTCGACTAGCTTTAATTCGCGCCCGGTTGAGCGAAGCTTCAGGGGCAACTGGGGAATGCCGCTGCTGTTTTTCAAGGTCCGCAATGACGGGGTAAACATCACGTTTTCCGCGGGTCCGTCGCCGTTCGATTTCGTTCAACTGTTTCAGGAAGCGACCGGAGCGTTTCTGTCGACGATCACCAAAGCCGGGTTTGTGCTTGATGGTAATTTTACCGGCGTCGGTGCAGCCAACCTGATGCTGATTTACCACTTCGCGCAAGGGTCATGAGTGCGACTTGGGGCGTAGCGATTTGGGGCGCGGAATGGGCCGCGCCGAGCGTTACCAGCGTAACTCCTCCCATACCTCCTATCCCGCCTATTCCGCCTGTCTTGGGTGCTGGTTTCCCTGTCATCTTTCCCGATACAGGGCCGCTGAAGCAAGCGAAAGCGCCGAAAAAGAAGAAGCCGAAAAAGCCAAAGGTCAAGCGACCGAAGAAGCCGAAGCGTGTTAAGCTGAAACTTCCGGCCCGCGACATACCCACGATAGGGGAGGCAGACCGACAGGGGAATACCCCGAAAAGGGACGGAAGCCTCCCCGCCTTACTTCCTCTCGAAACCTCCACCAAGTCGGTAGATACCGCAGCACAGCGGTTACGTGAGACAATCACCGAAGAAGACGAACTCCTTCTGCTGATATGCTGAACACGTTCCAGGATGATCCGTGCTGCAATAAGCCGCTCATCCGCGCGCTCGAAGAACTCGAAGGCGCCTTCACGTGGATCTGCCCGAAATGCGGATGCGAATGGAAAGCGATGATTCACCACACTGTGACGGAAGTAGTCGGAGATCAAGCCATCTGCGACTCCATCAAACACTGGACGCCGGTTCCAATGATTGAGATGCTTCGCGTATGAAACTCTACATCCTGCGTCACGCGCACTCGGAAGAAGGCGACCAGATGGACGGCTCGCGCAAACTCACCAAGTACGGCGAATGGCAAGCCAAGGTGATGCAGAAGTTTGTCAAGCAGGCTGGATGCAAAATGGACTTAGTTCTCACATCCGACTTCGCGAGAGGCAAAGATACCGGCGACTTCTTCCGGCCGAAAAAAGCCCGTCACGTCGCGTTGAAGGAATTACGGCCTAATGTTCCGGCATTCTGGATTCCTGAAACAATGTCTTTGGATGAGCCGACCGCGTGGAATGCAATCCACAATGCCATTCGTCCGGAAGACGAACACGTTCTGATCGTTGGGCATGGTCCGCAGATCCAAGAACTTGTACAGGGGGTGTGTTTCACATTCGAGCCTGGCGAAAAGATTCTGGCGCACGGCAACATGATTAAGATCGACGTGTCAGAACAGCATCAGTTTCACTGGCTGATGACTCCGAGACTCGCGGCGAAGATGCTGGGCATCGAAGACAAAACGGATTCTGACGAAGGCCACGCGGATGAGATGGCAGAGCAAGGCAAAGACCCTGAATCTTTGGCAATCGATGAAGCGGTGCGAGAGTTCTTCGCGTCGGGCCTGGTGTTAACGGAAAACCTCGGCACGCCGAACCGCAGAGCGGTAATTGACCCTCTCGTTTCGCAGTTGCAAAAGGCTTTACGGATTAGATGGAAAGCGCAACTCAAAAAGTTAGAAACTTACGGGCTTCCTCTCCTGCAAGAGGCGCTGATGTTCGTTCAATCGTTCCCAACGAACAAAACGGCGGCGCCGATGCATGAGAAGCGGCAAGTTCTCGCCGTGCTCAAATTGCATGACGCGAGTTTCGCGAAGCGGTTCCGCAAGGTCACGAGTACAGCTTACGCGCAAGGTGCGATTCGCGCGCAGTCACAATTACCTGTCACGGCCACGGAAGCGAAGGTAAAGACGCCTCCAAATCTCCCTGGTTCAGATCGTGACCCAGTGGATTTAGAAGACGAACTCGACGACACGACTACCGACCGAGTGGGCGGTATCATTGACAAGGCATTCGCCACACCATTAGCGTATGCCGCGATGGTTGGACTCATCCGCGATGAGTTCCAAAGCTGGGCGGAAGCCGGGGATGGCAAGACTAGCCGGGCCGAAACTGTCGCACTTCAGGAAGTCTCTACCGCATATCACGACGGAGGCAGGGACTTCGTTGACGATTGGAGAGGCGGAAACGGGCCAGTTGAGAAGCGCTGGAACGCCGAAGACGACGCTTGCGAAGAATGCTTGGAAAACGAGACCGAGGATTTCATCGACTCCGAGGCTCCGCATTCTTCCGGGGATGATGAACCTCCCGCTCACCCGAATTGCCGATGCGAAGAGGAATACCGGGCCGTTGCGGTAGAAGAGTCTTTGCGGTAGCAACCGACTTAGTGTACAATTCCCCCATGCCAGCATTCAATGCAATCGATCTTGTCACGGTCACCATCGACGGGGTGAAGTACAAGATTCCGCGTGGTGCGTATTCGATCAAGGAACTCGCCGTGCTCGTCTCCCAGCAAATCTCAACCGGGCCGGCCGCGATTCCGAATTACGCCAGCATGACGCTGGTGTCTGGCGTCTCTCCGGCTCAGGCGAGTCCCACGGTCAACGGATCGGTTGCGCTCTACGGCGGCGAAGTGCTCACCAGCACGCTAGGAAGCTAATGCCAACCGCACTTCACTCTCAATTCATGCTGGCCTCGGGGAACTGCTTCACCTACGATGTCGACCACGACGGAGTAGTGACGGAATCGTACACCCGCGAACCATCGAAGGCCGACAAAGCCGAGGCCGCGCTGAAGGTTCCCGAGGCCCTTGCGGAGATTCGCGCGGAAATCGGCGACCGCGGAAGAGTGAGAGGGGTTGACGATGATCGTTAAGACGCTGCCAGACATCACGCCGAACGGCGTCGCTACTCCCCTGGTGGTCGCTAGCCCCAACATTACCGTTCCGGCACGTTGGATTCAGCTTTCCACAACTGGAACCACTTGTCGCTATGGCGATTCCAATGTCGGAGCATCGCGCGGAGCCCGCATCTCCTCAACCGCGCCAGCGCAGATCGGGTTTGGATTCCAGGAAGGTCAGGGACCCTACGACCTGACCCAGATTTATATTTTTGCGACCGGGGCGGACTCTGTTTCGATAACCTTCGGCGTGTAGACAGGCTTGGGTCTCTCGCTCATAACCTTTGCGACTTGGGCGCAAGGGACCATGTAATCTCCAGGGAACCATAACCACTGATCGATGTAGTCTGACCGCTGCGCTTCGACTCCTGCCGCAAACCCCCGTTTGAAGGCCATTTCATCTCGCGTTTTGTTGTACTCGCGCTGATATTCCGCAGCACACGGTTTGCACATCCCCTTCGGGCCGGCAGGCTCGCGGCCGCATTTCGAGCAAAGCTTTGGGGAATCCACTTCACTCAATCTTACTAAGAAAGTGAACGGTATTCTTTGCAGAGCGGTAGATACGCCTTAACATCGGCTTTCAGATGGACAAGGCCCGCGCCGCTTTCGCTGAACGCCTTCTGGTTGAAGCCGATGCCGCATCGGGTCTCTCTCAATCGGACGTATGCGCTACCCTCCGCGATTGCCTCTGTGATTTATTCCCCGATCAATACGCATACTTGCGGGATGTTTTCGGCGACGACAAATCCGGCGAAGTGGTCTACTGCTGCGGGGATGATACCTACAAAGCGCCTTATGCAATCGGCATGGTGGACGGGAAACGGCAGTGCTCCATTCAAGTCAGTGCTGCGGTTCAAGTCCTACCCAAAACCGTTTATGACACGGTCACCGAAGCGAAGAAGGAATCCGCCAAAACCACCGTGGGAACGTTGGCGCTTGTGGAGTCGGCATCAACGCTCGAGACTATCGTCCTCAAAGAAGCGAAAGCCGACTACGGCATCAAGCTAATCGCTCCCGGCAAAGGATCGAGCGCGTTCTACCCGAAAGAAGTTCTCGAACGCGACGGACCCAAGGTTTTCAAAGCCGGAACGCATGTTTATCTCAACCATCCGACAGCGGCGGAAGAGGCATCCCGACCCGAGGGTGACGTAAAGAACCTGGCCGGGGTGCTCACCACTTCAGCGGTCTACAACGAAGCCGGCGCCTCTGGACCCGGACTGTACGCACGCATGAAAGTCTTTGCCGACCATGCCCAGACGGTAGAGGAAAAAGCTCCGCACGTCGGTATGTCCATCCGGGCGTCGGGAATTGCCGAGTCAGGCAAGAGCAAAGACGGCTTACCAGTTTTGAAGGAATTGACCAGCGCCGAATCGGTTGACGTTGTGACCAAAGCCGGCGCGGGCGGAATGATTTTGCAGGAAGGGGCACGCCCCGTAAGCGCAAAAGAAGGCGTGCAGTCGTTGTACGAGGTCCTTGGTGTGAAAGATTCGAAGGAGGGCGAAATGACGCCTGATGAAGTCAAGAAACTCGTAGAGAGCGGAATCGCGGAAGCGACCAAGCCTCTCGTCGAATCCAATCGCGCATTGCGGCAGAGAGCACTTGCTTTCGACGCGCGCGAAGAAGGCGAACGGTTACTTGAAACCGTCACGCTCCCGGAAGAGGCCAAGGCCAAGGTCATCCGGGAAGCGGTTCGCTCACTCCCTCTGACTGCCGAAGGTGAACTCGACCTGAAGAAGTTCAGCGAAAGCATCGTGGAGCTGGCGAAGACCGAGGGCGCCTATCTCGCCAAGATCACCGGATCGGGGAAGGTCTTCGGCATGGGGCCGACCATCGTCACCGAAGCCGATGACAAGGCTGCGCGCAAAGCCGAGAAGAAACGGCTAAAGGAAGCCAAGCGCGTGAAGGAAGCCGGGCGCGACGCTTTCGAAGCGTTGGGGATGCCGAAAGAAGCGGCGAAACTCGCCGCGCGAGAGGTTGCCTAACATGACCAACGAAGTCTATCAAGATAGACCGGACAACGCGGAATGGTTTCCGTGTCCGACCACCGTCACTTCGGGAATGCCGGTTCTCATCGGCAGACGTCCCGCAGTCGCGTTGGACGCTTACGACTCGAACCGCGGCGGAACAACCTTCCGATTCACCGGGACGTTTTCATTGACCGTCACCGGGCAGTCTTCGCTTTCTCCGAACGTCAATCAGCAGATCAACCCCGGTGATCGGCTGTACGCCACCGGCTCTCTCGACGCGACGACCAACGTGACCACTGGATTGACCATCGACGCCACACGCGGAAACATCGCGTTCGGCTCGCTCGGAAACGACACGGTATTAGCGGGCCAGGTGAAGACTACCGCGCTCGTGAAACTGCTCGAAACGGTCGGTGTGGACAACCCGTAAAGGAGAACAATCATGGAAACCACAGAATTGAGAAACCTCGGGCAGTTCGACCACACGACGCAGGACATCAACGCTCACGAAGCCGTAGCGGGAATGATGGCGGCGCGCAGAAACGCCAACGCCGCTCATCAACGCCGGGTGAACGAAGCAGCAAGGCTCATGGCAAACGTTCTCAGTGGCCAGGAAGATCCGTTTCTTCTGAAAGAAGCGATGTTTCCGAAGCACGACTACGCTGTGGCTCACCTGATCGAGCACTATCCGGGCATCTTCAGCAATGCCTACAGCGACAAATCAGGCCGTATCGGACTCCGCGAAACCATGTCGGTCTCCGACTACACCGCATTGTCGGTGGACGTCTTGGACCGTATGTTCTA